GCCGTTTTTTGATTCAACGACAAATTCTACTGATTCGATTTCTTCTCTAATAAGTTTCATTGTACGCCGCTAATTTGTACTTGTTGAGCATAAAGTTTGCCAGCACCAGTATCAGTTCTAGAGGAAACTTTGAAAGAACCTCTAAGTTCTGCTGCTTTTCCTGATGTAGCACTAAATGATGTTGTGATTCCAGAAGAATCATGAGTCACTGTAATTCTTGAACTGAAATATCCACCAACATCAGCAGATGTATCAACAGATGCAACGGATTTATGTGTAAAGTCCAGATATGACTGTCCAGAAACAGTCAATGACACACGGTCTCCAACTTCAAATGGAGATGTTGTTCCCTGTAAGAAATCAATAGTTGTCGTCGTTCCTGTCGTCACTCCAACAACCGCTGCAGAAGAGGGTCTTCCAGTGCTCAACACAGCGGATGTATCTGCTGGGATATAATAATCTGTGTGAGAGGCAGGCGAAGTTCCATCTCCAATTTTCACATGAACTGGTTTGGTAACCGCAACAATTCTGATAGAATCAGTTTGATGAGCGAATGCACTGGTTGTAGTGCCAGCTCCACTGGTAGCTATTGATTGTCCCGCGCCTACTGGATTGTGTGCCATTATTTTCTAAAATTCATTTACTGATTATTTATAATTTACTCTGCCCCTTCAATTGAATCCTCAGATTCAATTTCAACTTCGTCTTCTACTTCAACTTCATCATTACCAAATAATGAGTTGACAGCAACTGGACGATATGCATCAACCCGTTCGCCGGATTTTGCATACAAAAATTCCTTAATTTTATCGCTGATTTGGGACGGCGACTCATCACTCACCATCATATCTAAGAGTTCTTCCATTTACTTAATAATTTACTACTGGTATTTATATCTCACCACCCTTAGGCATTTCAGGTGCCTCAGTTGACGATCCATCAACTTCAGGTTCCATAACAGGTTTTCCAAGATCCATGCCTGCTGTTGAATCAATAGGCATACCAGTTTGAGGATCTACTGGAGCATTTGGATCAGGAATAATACCTGCTTTGATTTCCTTTTCAATGAGTTCATCCTGCTCAAGAATCTCCACATCAGTTTGACGCAGAATCTTACGTCTTACATAATCTTGAGAGTAGTATTTGCCAATATAAGGTTCTGCTGCTTGTAGACTATTCAGTCTTTCGTTCAACAATTCAGATTCCTTGAGTTCTGCAAAATGATTATCATATAAGAAGTCATATTGAATATGCTCACTCATCGTATCCCAATCTTCTGGGGTGACAATGTTCTTCAGAATAAGTTGCGTCTTCAACATGTCAGAGAACATCGCTGAGAATCTTTTTCTCAAACGTCCTACAAACTTGCTAAACTTTACCTCATCTCTTAGGATCTCAGAAGATCTCCCCAAGTTAAACCCACCATCTCCTTCAATTCTTGAGATAGGAACATTGAGGGACTTGTACAGTTTTTTCTTAAAATATTCAATATCAGTGATTTCTCCAAGGTTTTGACCTCCTGGCAGAGTTGAGATTTCTGTTCCCCTTCCACCCTCTCTGCGGGGCAACCAAAAATCTTCAAGCATTGACATGAATTTTTTGTCATCACGTATTTCTCCTGTGCTTGCGTCATACACCAACTTATTACGATAGCGCATCATCACATCGCGCAGGTATTGCTCTGCTTTTACTTTTGGCAGATTACCAACATCAATATAAAAAATTCTGCGCTCAGGTGCTCTTGATAATCTATAGATTACCAAAGAGTCTTCAATCATTCTAAGTTGATTGAGTGCTTTGATTGCTTTATGGAGGTAAGAAAGTGTGTTACCTTTATTGCGATCTACAAGACCTGATGTGCAATAAGTGATAGAATCTTTGGTCATCTTGATTCCACCATGACCACCCATTGATGATGGGTTAGTTGTTGGATAAGATGTTTTAGGATTATAGATGAAGTATTCCTCTACCTCAGGAAACTCATAATCCATTGGATTATCATTATTCAGATTACCAAGTCTGAGGTTAGTTTCCTCTCTTGATTTCTTTTTCGTTTGTCTCACATAACGCATTTTCATTGCGTCAATATAACGCAATTCTTGAATCCCCTCTTGGGGATTTTTCATATCAATTACTTTATGGTAGTATAATCTTCCGTCAATATACCAATTTCTATAAATCTCGTGTGCTTTTCTATCAAAGTCGAGAAGTTCTAAGATATACTTGAATTCTTCACGTATCTTTTTCTTGATACCATCACTGGCATTCAAGTTTGATAGTTCAATTTCTACAGGAGAATCATTTGTATCAACAACAATCGCTTCATTGACTACATCTTCAATGGCACTGTCACACTCTGGGTGCAGTGACATCTCTCTATATCTTTTTAGTAAATCAAACTCAGTTCTGTAAACACCTTCAATATCTACATAAGATCCAAAAAATCCACTACTTAAATAGTGATCAACCCCGTCCTCATTATTAGGAGGTACGGGGGAGACAACTGAAGGGGGTTGCTTCTCATTATCTTCAATAGAGAAACCAAATAACTTTGCCATGATTTATGTTACTAGATCTGCCTTTTTTATTATTTAGGCAGGATCCTTAGTGTATGCTCCGGGCTCCCAGTATTGAACCTGGAAGTCAACTGTAAATTCTTCAATAGCATCTGTGTTTTCGTATGACAGAGCAATCTCAGAAATGTTAGTTGGGAAGATATCAAAGAAAGTGTAAGTTTTCAGTGGAGTTACTGGTGTTCCACTTACGGAACCAGATGCACCTTCTGCAGATGCACCTCTATCAGCACCTCTACCAAGTTGATGAACGAGTGCATATGTCATGTAGTCGCTAGGATTAGTAGCACCAGTATTATTACTGTTCTTGCTAATTCCTTGCATCCATGCTTCAAATGCAGTTCTCAGTAAGAAGTTTTCATCGTTGATAACGGTGACACTCCATACATCGAATGTTCTCTCACCAGCAACCTTCAATTCTCTTCCTCTAAATGGAATTGAAATGGGGTTGATATTAGATGCAGGGAGGTTTGCTCCCTTGCACATGAATTTGAATAAATCAGATTCTTGACTGTCGCCAGTTCTCCAAACATTTGCACCAGCGGCAACTGGGAATGATGGGATCTCAACCTCAAATAAATTGGGTCTTGCACCACCACCACTCAGTTTTGATTTGAATGCTGTAATTGTTCTAAGCGTAGACATTTAATGTTCCTCCTATGTGACTTTGTGATAAATGGTTAATTAAACTCTACCAGCCACTTCTTCAAAACTTACGCCAGATCTGGTGGCGACGAATGTCAAAGTAATGTAGTTGATTGATTTGGTTGGTTTGATGAAGATGTCAGCCCTAAACTCATTGTTATCAACAACATCAGGTGTGTTATTTGTTTCATCACAAATAACTGTGAAGTCGATAATACCTCTCTTCGCCTGAACATCACGAAGGAAAGGTTCAACGATGTTGACGAAGTTTGCTCTCGTTGTCTGATCATTTAGTTCAAACAGTTGAGCTTGTGCTGATCTTTCAAGTGCTTGTTCGATTGTGAGGAACAATCTACGAACATTGATACGATCAAAGGCAGATGGGAATGAAAGACCCGTCTTGTCTCCAAAGAGCAGAACTCCTGTTCCTGGTTGTGCCAGGATTGGATTTACTCTCGCAGTGTAAAGTAAATCTCTTTGTGCCTTTGTTGGATTATATGAGAGTTTGACAGCGTTATTAAGGATACCTCTTTGCTGTCCCGCTGGTGAGAACCATGGGAAAGAAGTTAAGGTAGTTCTTGTCATCAGTCCAGCAACGTCAGCGTTACATGGAATATAGCGGAACTTATTATTGAATCTATCATACATGTACTTGTAACCACTATCAAAGATTCCATAAGACGAAGAACTCAATGCACTGAAGAATCTGATAACATTATCAGTTTGAGTGGTTGTATTTGTCAGATCGACAACGTTTGCTCTGTGAGGAGAAATAACAGCGACACAATCTTTTCTCTCATTTGCAATTGAGATAAGTTTGTTTGCCTTTGCTTGAGAATCAGTTTCTACGCTGCAACCTGGACCTTGAATCAGGTAGTCAACAGCAACTTCATCCTTATTAGCGAATAACTCGTAACCAGTAATGATTGGTCCAAGTTCTGCCTTCATTCCTCCAGCAGCAGAGTAATCTACTCCACCCTTCAGAGTATATGTGCTGTTTCCAATAGCACCGTAGGTAGTGCTCTGTGCCTTTTGTCCCCAAAGTCCTTGAGAAGTTGTGAAAGGAGTATATGCTGTTGAGAATCCAGTGGCAGTTGGTGTTGTTACGTTGTAAGCATCAGATGCTTGAGAAGGATTGTAACCAGCGTAAATGTACTCTGAGAAGTTTGCCAGGAAATCTTTGTAGTAAATTCTTTGTGGAGAATTGACTTGTGATACAGCATCAGATGCCTTAGAAATTCCGTTGAATTTCTCAAGGATGTTACCTTGAATTCCTGTTACTGATCCTGTGTCATCTACGATAGCGATATTAATCGCATCGTTCCTACCATTTCTATCTTGAACGAAAGTATTCGTCCTAGGTTTAGGTGCAAGTGACTTCCAGTAAACAATAGAATTTTGTAATCCTAAAGTTTGATTATCATACCAATCTGCCACACTTGTAGCATTTGTGGTGACTGCCGTTGATAGTCCTGAATTTACTCCAGAATTATTGACAAAGAACAATCGATCACCTGATTCAAAAGATGAAACGCTGTTTCCTTGTGCATAATCAATCTTTGTTTCTGTTCCTGCTGAGGAAACTCTTGAAACAACTTTGACATCAATTGAACTATTACCACTTGTAGCGTCAGTGACGATACCTGTAACGATACCCTTCAAATATCCAGTAAACAGTGATGTGGAACCAATACCTGCAAGAACCGTGCTAGTAATTGCTGTCGTAACACCGAATCCGATGGTAGCACCAATATTTGCTGGGTTGGTGGTAGCGATACCGACTGTTTGGTCTGCAATATCATCAATAAAACAGACTTTCAATTCATTGAGATATGATCCAGGTGTTTTACCTGCATATACATATTCAACACTCTCACCAGAGTGAGTGTTTTCGTAATTATCAAAGTTCTTGATCTTCAGACTGGTAGTGCTAGCATAACCAACAGCAGCATTTGATGTATTCAAAGTTGCGCCATCTGCTCTGCCAACTTTCAGTATTCCACCATATGAAAGGAATGATGATGCTGACATCCAATACTCATATTGAGCATCAGTTGAAATTGGTTTTCCAAAGGTGTTGATGAGTTCTTGTTCTGTTGTAATATCAACAAGTTCCTCAACAGGACCGATAGAAAAAGGACCTACGATGCCTCCAATATTATCTAATACATTCTCAGCTCTTCCTACTGTAAGGTCAACCTCCCTTACCAGTACTCCGGGAGATAATTGAGGAGTCGCCATGTTTTTCTCCGTGTTCTCAGTTTATCTGAAAGTATTTAGAATTAAGAGCACTTTCAGTGGGGAAACACGGAGTGAACTACCAATCTGGATATGACCAGTCAACAAATGGTGTCTCTTTCTTTCTTGTATCTATAATTCTTTTTATCGTACACTCCTTACATTCGTATGAATATGATGAAGCAACTGCACCTCTATTCTTTCTGGTTCTATAAAATGATTCAACTAAATTCTTAACTTCACCACAGGTTCTACACTTTCTATCTTGTAATAGAAGGTGACCTAATTTTATTTGACCATCAATGTCCACTACCTATATTCCCACATAAATGATCTATCACCATATTCATCTGCTTTGAACCATCTATCACCCTCATCATCAGTAAAACTAGCTTCGCCTAATCCATCATCCATAAAACCAAAAGGTGCCATGTCTTGTTCAATTTGATTTTTTTGTTCTTCGTATAATCTTTTTCTTACGTCTTGATCAGTCAACTCTTTGAAATAGTCCATTTGGACTAACCAAGCATAGATGACAAGGCACATTGCTAAGTCATCATTACATCCTTCTTCTGCTTCAAAAGAATTGTGTTTAGATATAAATGTCGTCAATTCTGAAATGATATCATAATCACAGAATGTAAGTTTGTTTTCCTCAATCAATGTTTTTAGATTAAGTGATCCAACTTTTTTTACAGTCTTAGACATTTTGACGCCAAGTTGAGTTTTCTTCCCGGAAAATCCTTGACCAACAATCTGTCCTGCTCTACCTCTCATGGAGCACATAAGAAGATTTTGATATTCAAGATCATACTGAAGAATACTTGCTACTTGATCTCCAATATCATTTACCTCACAAAGAACGAAAGCACTATTATAATTTTTTGCAACTTCCCAAATTATATTTGGGAATAACATTGGTTTGATATCATTATTTTTATATTTTGCAACAACTTGATGTGGAAATTGAGTTATGTCCACAACAACAAATGCGGAATAGTCTTCACCAACTCCTCTAGCAACGTCAACAGTAATTACATAATCATGATTATTTACAGGTTCATTATAAACGTCTAATCCTGCGTTTGATTTTCTAGGATTATCATAAACAAAACTTCTTAGTTTACTGGGTGCAATCAGCGTATCAATAGATCCTAAGAACTCACACTCAAACTCAATCTTGAATTGTTGTTCAGATGTGTTTGCAATCGTTTGTTCTTTCCATATATCATCTCTGCCAGGAACTTCTGACCAGTGAACATCTGTGGGGATATATTCATTCTTACTCTTTTCAGCATCATGCCACATACGGTAGAAATGATTCATACCGTGTGGGGTTGAAACAATAATTACTTTGGTGTTTTTACCAGAAGTAATAGTAGGATATACAGATGCAAAGAACGAGTCAGCGATGTGATTTGGGACAAACGCGAACTCGTCGAGAAAGAGGATGTTGAACGACATACCTCGGACAGCACTTGCAGACGTAGAAGCTGCCAATATCTTACTGCCATTTTCTAGCTCCAGAGATCCTTTATTCCATGCAATGATACCCTGCTGCATCCACTTGGGTAGGTTCTCATACGCAGTTTGTAATCTTCCGAGCAACTCTCTAGCGGTTGCTGCTTTGTTTGCAAGAATGCCAATGTTTACGCTGTCATTGAATACAGCATAATGCAAAAGGTAAGATACCACTGTAGTGGATTTACCAGTTTGTCGCGGCATCTTGCAGATATTAAATCTATGCTCATGAAAATTATTGATTAGTTTCTCTTGAAAATCATAGGGTTGAAAAGGAACAAGACCCTCATCAAGAGAAACAATCTTTACATATTTTCTAGCAAAGTACACAGGATCATTTTGGCATCGAATAAATTCTTTTACCTGATCCTCTGTGAATTCAATAGGCGTATTCGCCTTTTTTAAATTTGGATTACCAAGATATACATTATCAACCATAATTTACTCAGCAATTCCAACG